CTAGGGCGGTGCGAGACGAGCAGCAGCGCATGGCAGCGAAGAAGCGAGCAGTCGCAGAGCGCAAGGCGGTACCTAAGGCTGAGCGTGAGGCTAGCATCAAGGTGCAGCGCGACAAGCGCAACGGCGTCGTTATGCCGGAAAGCGGGCGAGTTTTGCCCGTCTTGGCCGGTGCCGTTGGTGCCACTTTGCTCCATAAGGTATGGGGCCTTCTTGGTAAGGCAGACCGTGTGTTGTCAGGAGCAGAGGCCATTGTGCGCGCCTTTAAGCGCGGAGTGCGCATGCTTAAGGAGCACTTGGGTAAAGTGCTTTGGGTGGTGCCACTTGTGTTGATTGTTTACCGCATGATTACTGCGGGTGAATTTTCTTCCAAGTTGGCTCTTGTGGCTGTTGTTACGTGCTTGTCGAGGGCTACTGGCCCAATGCTGTGGAAACACATCGTCGAATTCTTTCCAAGAGACGGTGTGTTTGAACAGTCGGGCAATGTGGACGCGGTTTCGAAACTTTTGGCTGTAGTTATGACATTTACGGCTTTGAAGGGTAAAGTGTCGGCTAGCGCCGTCACTGATCTGATGCGCCGTTTGGCACTCATGAGCCGTGCTTCTAGCGGCATGAATGAGTTTTTTGACTGGGTCGGTTCAGCTATCGAATGTTGTGTCAACGCTTTGCGCAAGATGTTTGGCAAGGAAGCAGTCCAGTTGTTCAAGGATTCAGAGAAGCCTCTTAAAGATTGGATGAAGGCAGTCGATGACGTCGCGCTGTCCATATCAATTTGCGAGGAAGAGCCTTCACCGGCCCTTTTGAATAAGTTGGTTCAGTTGATGAAGGATGGAGATACTTTTAAGAATATTTATAGGAATACCCCGCTAGCGCGCAAGATTGATGAGGTTATCATTAAGGTTAATAACCTGCTGATGCCTCACACTGGCGCGCTGAACGCCCGAAACAATTTTCGTTTCGAGCCTGACGCGTGTCTTTTCTTAGGGGAACCCGGTATTGGTAAGACCCTTTTGGCCGTTCCATTATGCGCGACAGTTTTGTTGCGCTCTGGCCTTGTCCCGGCGGCAAAGACTTTTTCGGAGGTTGCCTCGGAGATTTGGCAGAAGGGAACAAGTGAGTTTTGGAACAGCTATTCTGGCCAGGCTTGCGTTGTCATGGATGATGCCTTCCAGGCGCGTACTGACGCTTCTGATAAGGAAAATGAGTACATGACTATTATACGTATGTGTAGTTCCTGGTCGTATCCTCTTAACTTTGCGGATCTTTCTTCAAAAGGGAAAATCTTTTTTCAGTCGAAGTTTATCTTTGGGACTACCAACGTCGAGAGCATTAAAAGTGCTGCAGGCATTTGTATCAGTGAGCCTGCCGCAGTCGTGAGACGCATCAACCATCCTTACCGGTTGGTGTTGAAGGACCAGTACAAGAAGAACGGTTTCCTTGACCACGACAAGTATCGCGAGGAGCTGGTCAATTGCGCCAACAATCAAGGCATGGACTATTTCCCTTGGTATATGTGGGAGGTGCGCCGACACGATTTCCTTACAGGGATCTCGAGCAATGAAGCTGTGCCTCTTAAGGATGTCGTGCTTGAGATTGTTTCGAGCTTGAAGCGCAAGTCGTCAACGCACAATTCTAGTGTGAATTATCTAAAACATTTTGTACAAAAACTTCACGAGCAAGACGAGGTCGACGCTCGCGAACATCTTCGTAAGTGGATTGACAGCGAGATTCGGCCCCAGTCCGGCAGGGTCAAAGTCGACGTTTGGAAGCCGTATTGGAACTCTTTTTCACTTACTTTGAAAGAGCACAGGAAGGAGGTTCAAGAGAATTTGAGTGCTTTGCAGAAGTTTTTGCGAGCATTGGTGATTGGAATCGGCTGCGTGCTCACGGTGGTAGGTTTGCGCCTTGCCATTCGTACGGCACTTGGACTTTTGCACACCGTGCTTTCCGCAGCAGCATCTCTTTTTGGCACAGCCAAGTCCATCATTACGGGCGGTGATAAAAAGCCGAAGGTTCAGAGCAACCGACCGATTACAGCGCCCAAGAGGATGAAGAATACAGACGTACGGCTGCAGGCAGGCGATGTTAACGTCATCAACAACGTGTATGCGAACAGTTATAAATTGTGGTTTGCAGACAAGCAGAGTAATCCCGTCATTCTCGGCCAGGTCATTTTCATTTGTGACCGTCTGGCCGTGATGCCAGAGCACTTTAATACGGTGGGTTTGCAAGAGAAGTTTGACGAGGGGTCCATAGATGACAACACCGTGTTGCACTTTCGCAACGCGGTTACAAGCTCACACAGCTTCGATGTCAGTTACCGTACCTTTAAGACTTTCAAGCAAGACCGGTTTGATAAGAAGGACGTCAGTTTTATTTTGTTCAACGGTGTTCGCGCTCATCGCGACATCAGCGGTGCCTTCCTCAACGCAAAGGAGCTCGATTATCTTGGCGGTAGCGCCTGTCGTTTAGACATTTGTGAAATAGACGATCGTCAGCGCATTACTGAGGATTTTGCCCGACGCGTGTACGTGTTCCCATCTGTATCTATGGGCAAAAATTTGCGCTATGGCACTCGCGTACTTGAAGAGTACGCCATGTACAAAGCCACCACCTCGAGTGGCGATTGTGGAGCGCCAGCCAGTCTTGTCGATAATAGTTCTTACGGGGGACGCACTGTCTTTGGCATTCACGTAGCAGGCAACGAAATGCGCGGTGTTGGTTATTGCGCACTCGTTACGTCGGAGATGGTACGCGATGCCATTAAGCGTCATGACATTACGAAGGACAAGTTTTTGAGCGACATTGCAAACCACGGTGTTGTCGCTCAGAGTAGCTACGTTTTGCCTCCGACGCACGGCGGTACTTTTTTGCCGCTTGTTACGATTGACAAGTGCGTCAACACTGCCGTTCGTACGTCATATTTTCCTACCGAACTTTATGGAGAGTTTGGCGAGTATGAGTATTTGCCTGCCCCTTTGGCGCCTGTGTTCCGCGGTGGCGTTTTGGTCGACCCCATGAGTAAGGCAGTGGAACCGTACAGCAGCGCTTTATTTTTGGAAGTTCCTGCCGAGTTGGACCAAGCCGTGCATGTGGCTATGTCTAAGTTGACGAGCCTCACGCGCGATTTTTCGAGGCGCGTTTATACTTTCGAGGAAGCGGTGTTGGGTATTCCACAGCAGAAGTTTCGGTCCATTCCCCGCGGTACTTCCGCAGGTTTTCCTTACATTTTCGATGTCAACGATGGCAAAAAGAGTTTCTTTGGTAGTGGCCAGGAATATGACCTTACGAGTGAGAAGGCCAAGTTGCTGCGTGAACGTGTTGAGTACGTTGAGGCGTGCGCCAAAAACAACGAGCGCTGCGCTCATGTGTTTGTTGACTTCTTGAAGGACGAGTTACGTTCGAGGAGCAAGGTGGAGAGCGTAGCGACCCGCCTCATTTCATCGGCACCACTTGATTACACCATTTTGTGGCGTATGTACTTTGGCGCATTTTCGTCCGCGATGATGAACAATCACACGGTTTCGGGTATGGCGCCGGGCATATGTACGTATGTTGATTGGGACCTTTTGGCAGAACTCCTTAAGAGCAAGGGAGACGACGTGTTTGCCGGTGATTTCAAGGGTTTTGACGCAAGTGAGCAGGAGCCAGTT